CCGATCTGTGGGGGTGCTCATTGATCAGCGCTCCTTGAGGATCAGGTAACGGAGTGGCGGGCAATCGCCACATCGATGATGTCGCCAGCGACACCGGCCTGCAGCGCGTAGCCGATGGCGACGTTTCCGGCCCCGGCGGCGGCTGCGACGCCAAGGCCCGAGGCGTTCGACGCGATGGGGGCACCGGCGGCCACGGTGCCTGCCAGCTCAAGCTCTGCGGAGCCGGACAGGATCACGTCCTGAAGGTCGCCCAGTTTCGCGTCGAGCTGGTCCGAGATGCCAATCGCGAGATTGGTCGCGGAGGCGGCCAGAAGGATGCCGCCAGCGGCACCAAACTTGACGATCCGCCGGCCGGGCACTGCCGCCTCGGCGGTATAGGATTTGATGAATAGTCCGGGGTTAGCCATTGTCGCTCTCCATGGTTGCCTCGATGTGGCGCGCGGCCTCGGCGAAGCTCAGCGTGCGGCCCTCCGCCTCGGCGTCCTTGATCAGACGCTTGGCGGCGGCGGTGATGTCGTCCGACCCCTTGACCTGCGGCGTGGCGTCACCGCCCGCCCGCTCGCCGAATTCGATCAGCGGCTTGGTCTGTTTGGAGAGCAGGTCGCGGAACCAGTCGCGCGGGCTGGCGCTCTTGCCTTCGGCAAAGGCCACCTCGTCTTGCGCATCGAGGCTTTCCATGAACGCGGCCATCTCGTCCTTGAGGCCCGGCGCGATGCGCCCGTCCGTGGCGAGGGTTTCAAGCAGGGCCGCATCCTCGGCGCGGCGCGTCTTGTTCAGGGCCTCGGCGAAGGCCGCCTCTTTCGCGGCGATCTCGGCCTCGCGCGCGTCGAGCGCGGCTTGGCGGTCTTCGGGGGTTGGCTTGTCCGTAACGGACATATCGGTCTCTCCTTCTTGGGGTTCGGCGAATGGGGCGGGTTCGATCTCGGGCGCACCTGCGGCGTCGCGGAGTGCCTCTTGACCTGCGGGCGTGCGTGCCCAGGACAGGACGGCGGATACCGCGCCTTTCAGGGCATCCGCGAAACTGGCGGCGGGCGCGTCGGCCTCCGCCTCTGAGAAGGCGATCTCGAGGGTCACGGCCTCGGCGTCCTCGGCGAACTCGGCGGCCTTCAGCCCTTTCACGGCGGGGGGCTGGGCACCCAGAAAGCCCACATGCTTGAGGTAGTAGGTGCCGGGGGTCGGGTTTGCCGCCGACTTAGGGGAATAGAACGAGGCGCTGATCCTCTTGAAGCGGCCCGCGCGCACCATCTCCGCAAAGGCAGGCTCCACCTGGTCAGGCTCGGCGAAAAGCTCGGCCCCTTCGGCGCGCAAGCGTTTGACCCAGCCGTAAGCCGGGGCATCGGTGCGAGGATGGCCCACGACGATGGGGGCCTCATGGAGGGCGGGATTGTAAGCGGTGGCAATGCCCTCGACCTCGGCCTCGGAGAACTCGAAGCTCTGCCCGGATTGGGCGGTGTGGCGGCCAGCGCGGAAGATGTGAAGCGGTTTTGTCATGACCCGACATTAAGCCGGGGCGACGGGCCAGATCAGATGAAGGGCTTCAGGGGAGAGGGTGGGGCGCTGCGCGTGCCGCCTTGGGTCAGCCTAGCGCCCTCTGAGGGCATGCGGCAAGCCCGGATTGCAAACGGCCCCAGAACGGCCCGCTGAGTGCGTCTCTGTCTCTGGCGGAGGTTGGGTCGCAAAATCCCCGGGGGGGGTATTAAATGGGTATTTAATGAGGCGCTGAGAGGCCATTGCGTCTGGTGGGGTCGGTTGCAGGTGCACCTGCGGGGTCAAACAGCCCCAAATTGCCTCAGGATGCCGATTTGTCGATGAAGGACCGGAGGAGTGCGCGGCGCTCTTCCGGCGTCCTCTTGGGGCGGTCGAAATAAACAAACAGATCTTCGCGGCGGACCGCGACCAGCTCTTCCTTGTCCGGATCGTCGTCAGGCAATGCTTCTGCCTCGCGCAACGCGGCCTCATAGGCCTCGCGGCTCCATTCGTCGGGAGGCTCAACCAGTAACGTTCGCATCACGGATCTCCGTTCATGGCCCTGACAAGGGCGGCGGCAACACCCCGGGCGGTCTCTTCTACGCGCTGGCGGATTGCTCGTGACTGCGTGCCAAGGCTCTCTTGATATAAGATCAGGCCCTGAGACTGCAAGACGTCGAGGACCGCGAGGCGCACCGCATGGTCGCGCTCTGTGTTGGTCAAGGCCGGGGCAAACTCGTCAATGAGTTCGGCCGCCACCTCCGAAAGCTCGCGCATGTCGCCACGGCTGAGCCTTAGCATCTGTGCCCGGTAGAGCGAGCCGTCGTGACCAACGGCAATGATTGATCGAACTTGGCGCTGGAACATGACCGCCATGTCATCCGGGCTGAGCGGCGCGGAACTGGGGTGATTGTGAACGAGGCCGACGCCCGTGCCGCTCTCCAGCCGCTCGATTATGGAGGAGGTCAGTTTGACGCGCTTAGGCTTGCCCACGCTCCAGTCGATTTCCTCGCCGGTCCTCAGATCGAACGCGCCAAGATGCTCACGCCGGTCGCCAAGGCCCATGAGCCGGGCGCGCATGGCAAAGCCAAGCTCAGTCGCCGCCGCCCGACTGGAAAGGCCTGCGGATATCGCTGCATGACGCGCGCCGAGGTCAAGCCACGCATGGCCCGGGTTGCCATCCCATGCAGCATCGACCCCAAGCGCCGTGGGTTCGATCTCACCGGTGCGGCGGTTCAAGACCCCTCGCTCCTCCAGCTCGAAATCCTCTGTCACCTTCAGCCCGCGCCGCTCTAGCATGCCTTGGGAGAGTTGCTGGACCGTGCAGCCGCAGCGCCAGCCGTTGGGCGGAAAGATGCGAAGCCATGCCGGGTGATCGACGGGCAGGATGACCGCATGATAGATCGCGTGTTCCTCGCGCTTGGTGTCGCGCTGGATCTGGACGTAGCGCAGGAAGGGAAAGGCGGCTTTGGTGCGCTGGATGCGCGCCCATTTGCCTGCAGCATGGGCCGCGCGCATATTGGCGTCGAAGATCACCCGCAGACGGCGCGGAGAGCCAAGCCGGACGTTCTTAAACTCGCCTGTGAGCGGATCGCGCTCCGTGCCGCTGCCCGACCAGCCGAGCCGCTTCAACTCGGGCTCGAGGTCATCCATGAAGCTGTTGAGCGTCCCACCATTGGCCAGCGCCCGGTCGAGCGCCCCCCGGATGGTCTCGAGCACATCAGTCCGCATCGCCTTGGCCACGACGAAGTTGCTGGCATGCTCGCTGCGCCAAACATCGCGGAAATCGAACCGCGCATCGGGCGGGGCGAGACCCTTGGAGCGAAAGAAGGACAGCGCATCCTCGGGGCGCAGGCGCTGCAGGTCGATCATGGAGCCACGGCCCCGGGCAGGCGATCCGCACCGTCCAAGGTTTCGCCGTCATCCACGGCTGCGCCCAGCTCACCCGCCAGACGCGCGGCAAAACTGGCCTCGCTCAAGAGGTCGGCCATTGCTTGCCCGTTCCCCGGCGCGGCTGCCAGTTCGTCGAGGCGGGCGCGCAGGCTCGCAAGCGACGTGCCGGAGGCGAGGCCTTCCAACAGCGCCGCGATGTCGGCGAAGATCTGCGCGGAAGCTGCCTCGGCATGACCCTCGGCGATGATCTCGGCTGCGAGCGCGTCGAGCGCGCTGTCATGGCGATGCTCGGCGAAACCTGCCTCCGGCGTGGCCTCCTCGGGCGGCGTGGTCTCTGGAGGAGCCACGCGTTCATAGCCGTCGCCATAGGTCTCCTTGACGCGATCCTCGGTCATCTGCCAGCCGATCCGATGCAGCTTTTCATCGCGGTCGACGGCGGCGGTCGTATCCTCCGGGTCCTCCATCTTGCGCCACACCCTTGGCGGCGCGACACCGGGGAAGTTGAATTCGCAAAGCCGCGCCACCGGCCCTTCGTTGAAGGATTGGCACACGAGATCCGCGTCTGATTTCTTGACGGCGTCGCCCACGTCGTCATGCACCTCGGCCTGCGACCGGCTGGAGCCATTGTCGGTGGTCATGGTCTGGGACAGCACGATCTTCGAGATTGCGGCATCCATCGTGTCGTGGAGTTTCTGGTAATCCAGCGAACTTGCCCCCGAGGGCGCTGACAAAAGCTCAATATCCATGCCCTCGGGAATGATGATCCCGGCCTCTGAGCGGATGGCCATCACGGCCTCGAGCAGTTTCTTTTGCTCGGCCTCAGTGGCTTGCGACGGGTATTTGCCGCGCGCGGTCGGCATGCCGAATTTGTCGAGGGCGATCAGCCAGAGCTTCAGCCCGTTGCGTTTGAACCAGACCGGCCAGTAGAGCCAATGCGCGAGGCCCAAGCCGTAAGGTTCGTCGTCGTGATCCGCGCCGGTCGAGAAGACCCAGAACTTCTCGGGTGGCATTTCCTCGCCTGTGAGCATGTTGGACATGGTCAGCAGGCGCAGGCCGCAATCCTCATCAAAGCGAAACCGCACCCGGTCGCGCACGCGGATTTCCTCCCAGCCCCAGAGCTGCCCGTCGCGGCGAAACATCTGTTCGGCGACGGAATAGCCATAGAAGAGGCCCCAGAGCATCTTCTCGGTCAGGCGGTCGAATTTCATGGCAGAGAGCTCGTCCCGAAGCCAGTCGGCTGCGCGTCTGCCTGCCGCCGTATCCTCGCCCGGCACCACTTCCCATTCCCGGCTGGTCACGGCCGAGATGCGCTGCGTCATGACCGATTTGACCTGCGGGTCGGTCAGGATCGGCTTGTAGATGTCGAAACTGCCGCCGCCGCGCGTGCGCAGGATCGGGTCCGTCGGCTCCAGCAGCGGGCCGATCCATGGTCGGGTGATGTCGCGCCCGTGCTGGATGCCCGACAGCTCCATCGGGTTGCGCAGCCGAACCGAGCGCAGCCGCATGGTGCCGGTTTTTCTAGCCATCCGAGAACCCTCCAAAATCCAAGCCCCCGCCGCCTCTGGCAAAGCCCATGCGCCGTCCGCCCATCGGGCTGGTAAAGTGTTCGGCCGTCAGGGCGGTGCGCCGCCCGGTCGATTGAAACTCCATCGGCACCACGTCCTGATTGCTCGCATGCCAGGCGAGCGCGCCTGCGATGGCGCTGTCGCCGTGCCGGTCGAGCCCGTCCGATCCTTTGAAGCGGAAATTCTCGGGCACGCGGATGATGCCGTTGGTGTATTGCAGCGCTTGATGGTCGCGCAGCACGTCCTCATGCGCGGGCAAAACGATGGTGCGATCCGAGAAGGCCTCGATATAAGGCGGCATCTCGAGCTCGTACCATTGCCGCGTGAACGAGACTTCGACGATCCGCGCCCCGTAGCGTTGGGCCGCGACCTCAGCGAGATAGGCCCCGTTGCCGGTGCGGTCCATCGCGCCTTTTTGGAAATTGGGCAGCCGGTCGAGCAACCAGAAAAGCACGTCGCGCTGCTGATCGAAGGGGATGTTGCGCAGCTCGACGATGAGCTTGGTGCGCCGGGTGAGATCGATGCCCTGCTCGAGAATGATGATGTCGGTCGCGTCGCCCGAGCGCGCAAAGTCCTCGCCCATGAAATGCGGCCGGGTTTGATCGAGGGTTTCAAGCACGGGTTCAAGGTGGGTTTTACACCAGGTAACGGCGGCGGCCTTGCGCACCGCCTCGTCGGCATTCTTGAAGCTGTCGGGCTGCGTCCAGCGATGGAACGGGACGCCCTGCGCCATGCAGGCCTCGATCTGGACGCGCGTCAGTGCCGCGCCCTGCATCTCGGCGGGTTCGGCATCGAGTTCCTGACGCATGGCGGCTTCGCGCGCGCCGTAGGAGCGCCGGATCGTGCCCTCCCACTCCGCCTCGGCCTCCGCGCCCCACGCCTTGCCCTGCATCATGCAGACGCGTTTATAGAGCCCGTTGGCGACCGCATCGCCGAAGGTGTAGCGGTGGACCTTAAAGCCGTTCTTGCCCGAGCGCGCCTCGCGGATCAATTCGTTGAAGGCGTTGAGATAGCCGTTATGGGTCGAGATGATCCTGACCTTGCCGCCCCAGATCAGCATCGCGTTCACGGCGTCGATCACCTCGCGCACGTCCTTGTGAAACGCGGCCTCGTCGATCACCACGGTGCCCTGAAGGCCCCGGATATTGGCCGGGTTGGAACTCAGCGCCTCGACCCGAAAGCCGGAGGCAAAGCGCACCCGGTAGGCGTTGATGAACTTGGTGGTGCCGTCGGGCTGCTGATCCTCAAAGAGAAACTCCTCGATGGGGTGGGTTGCCCCGGCGATCACCCGCGCGAAATGCGCGACATAGCCGATGGCCTCGCGGCCCTTGTCCTTGGTGTCGCCGATGTAAAAGCAGTTCTGCCCGCCAGCCCCGCGCGCGGCGGCAGCGATGAGCGCGCAGCCCAGCATCTCGGCAAAGGTGATGCCGGTGCGGCGACCCTTTTCGCAGACCTTGAGGTCGCTTTCGTCGGCCAGCCAGGAGCGTTGATGTTCCATCAGGATGCCGTCGGCCAGCGGATCGAGGCTCTCGGGGATCTCCGAGCCGCGCGGCAACTCCTCGGGGAGAGCGTCGGGGTCGCGGGTGAGGACGGGTGCTGTCATGCGCGCACCCCCAGAAACTCGCGGCGCAGCATGCCGATGACGTCGCTCGAGAGCCCCAACTCATCGCGGGCGCTGTCCAGCGCCTCGACGGCGTTGGCCCGTTCCTCGGCGGCGATCCGGGCGCGTTCGGCTTTGATGATGCCGTCGCGCAAGCTGCTCGAGCGGATCAGGTTGTTAAGCGCCGTGGTGAGGTCTTTCATGCCGCGCGGGTCCGGCATCTTCGTGTCATCCGACATCATCATCTGCAGCCGCCACTGGATCGTGGTGAGCTGCTGGAAAAGGGCAGAGGTGACGTCGGCCTCATCCTTGAGGCTCGCCTCCTGAAGGAAGGTGCGAATCTCGTCCTGCGCCCGCTCCTGCATCAGCGCATACTCCCGGAATTCCTGCCCGTAGGAGTGGATCGCCGATTTGCCTATCCGCAGCTCCAGCCCTTCCTCTTCGCAACGGAAGTTCAACGCCTCCGCGATGCGCTCATACTGCGAGAAGCCGCAGGCGCGCAGTTCTTCCTGCAGCCATTGCCGCAGTTCCTTGGGCAGCAAGTCGACCTTGCGGGGCGGGGGCATGTCAGAACCTCCGCGCGCTTGGGCGCTGGATATCCGGATGAACGGCCTCGCCGCGCGCGACCTCGATGCCGCGCCGTGTGGCTTCGGCAATGACAAAATCGCCATGGTCGGCGACGGTCACCATGCCCACCTCCTGCAGCCATGCAAGTTCGGTGGTCACCTGGTCAAAGGTGGAGCCCACGCCCACGCCATTGAGGACGTCGCGCAGGATCGAGGCATTGGCGGTGTAGCCCGAGACCTGTTCGAGATGCCGCAGGATTGCGAGGCGGCGGTGTTTGCGCAAGGTTGCCTGATAATCGCTCACGTCTTGCCTCCGTTTAGCAGGTGTTGTTCGTGCCGTGACACGATGGCCTCTAGCCGCGCGGTGATCATGGCGTTGCCCTCCATGACAGCCGCCATCTTCTCCATCGAGCCGGTCTGTCTGACGAGCTCGAGCTGCAGCGAGTGCATGTCATCCTTGCCTGGCATGTTCTGGACCGACTGCTCGAGCCGCGAGATCCGCGCCTCGTGCCGGTCCATACGCTCGTGTCCCGCCTCCAGACGTTGATCGAGGTCTTTGCGACGGGTGGCGATGAAGGTGTAGATGGCCACAATCACGGGTAAGATGACGCCCGAGGCCTTCCAGAAGAGATCCCAGTCCATCATGCCGCGCGCTTCCAGTCATCAATCGCCGGATTGTCCGTCACTTCGATTGAAGCCAACGCGACTTCGGCATCTGGACCGGTATCAGCGGCTCCAGGACTGTCGTGACGCAGCGCCCGTAATTGGGCGATGTTGCTTGCCACTTTGGGAGCCTGCGCGATGATCCGGACGGCCTCTTTCTGCATCGAGACGCCCCGAAACTTGTGCAGCTCGCGCGCGCCGAAGTAGAACGCGACAATGGCACCCATCAGAGCCCAGAGCGGTTCCGGGACCAGGGCGAGGCCCTGCATGCGCTCGGCAAACCAGATCGGGTCCGACATGGCCGACCAGAAGAGAAAGATGCAGCCAAAAGCCATGGCCGGGCGCGGCAGGCGGTTGAGCCCGTCGATCAGCGCTGCCCACCAGTTGCTGCCATGGCCGAACTCCGCAGCCATCTGCGAAAGGGCAGCTTGCTGAAAGGACGCCTCGCGCGCATCCGCCGCCTCGGCATTGGGCCGAAAGACCTCCGCCGTCTCGGCAATGACATTGCGCCCACTGCCAAAGAGCGCCCCCAGAAACTTGATCAGCCCCATGATGCGACCCTTTGCTTAAACTGTGTGTCCGTCATCCGGTAACGGTCCGACATGAATTCCTCGGCGCGCCTGATCCAGCCGCCTTTGCTGCCTGCGCGGGCGCGAGCGAACTTGCGGCTCGCGGGCCGCGCGTCGGCGAGGCGGAAATAATAGTTGCGCCGGGCAATCGCGTAGGCGTCGGCGATATGGGCGGGAGCCGCGTCATAGGCGGCTTGCACGACGCGCAAAGTCGCCGGGCCAATCACGCCGTCCACAGTGGCCGGAAAGCCCATCTCAGTCACAAGGCGCTGCAGGATTTTCACGGCATTGGACCCCGCGTTGACCTGCATATCGAACACCGATGCATGCAACGCGTCGGGCAGTTCAGCGATGCGCGGCCGCACGAAATAATGCTCGATGAAGATATCGACGGCGCGGGCGCGGGTCATGAGGCGTACGTCGGCCACGTCGACGTCGCCGTCCCGGTCGAGATCAAGACCGAGGCCGCGCATGGTGTGGATCGTGACGCCAAAGTTGGTGGCCCCGCCGGGATCGGCCGGGTCATTCACAAAGCCGCCCTCGCGGGCCACGATTTCTTCGGCAATGGTTCGGACTGTTTGCATGGGTGCCCCCTTTCCCATCAGGATAAAGGGGGCGGCATGGCTTATTCAGATGAAGCCTTTCGCATGACCGTGAGGAGGGGTGGTTCTTCCTCCTCTGCCAGCTCTGCCTTAACCTGCAAAACGCGGCGGGCGGTCACGCCGAAACGGTTGGCCAGTTCATTGACCGGCGTATCCGGGGCCTCGCGCAGGGCTTGTTTGAGGCCCTCCCGGGCTTGAGCGCGGCCCGAGGGCACGTCCAGATATTCGCCAGCGTAGCGGGCGGAAATCCATCTGGCAATATCCCGGCCCGCCAGCGTCACTAGGAGGCTGTCGGCAAGGCGGGTGCCGGGCACATAAAGCCGCATGCCGCCTGCGCGAGACAGGAAACGCTCGACCGGGGCCTCGCCCAGATCGGCGCGCATCTCGTCAATCCAAGAGGGATCACGCTCCATGGGGAGCCTTCCTGCGCCGCCGCCCGGGGTACTGCGTATGCCGACGGGTGATGGTCACGACGCAACCGCCCTCGATCCTGTAGACGAACCCGCCGCTGATCACGCCGCAGGCTCCGGCCTCTAGGCCATGATCCACCAAGCGGCCGATCTGACGGCGCAGCCCCTCGATATCCACGCCCTGCACCCGCTCGAGATAGCGGATCACGGCGTGATCGGTCACAGGGTGGCGAGGTTTCTTCACCGGCGGTGATCCTCCCAGTCGAAGTCGATCTGGGCGCGCTCTCCCCACGACTTGAGCGCCTGAATGACATCGTCGATCAGTTTCCACTCGCGCAGCATGTCGACATCGGCCGGGACCGACCCCCAAACGTTGCCGAACCGGGCGCGAATGAATTTGTTGAGCCCGGCGCGGGAGGGGTCGCGCAACGCGCCCGACTGGCCGAGCTTGCGCCAAAGCACATGGATCATACGCAGATCGGCGCGGGGTGCAGCCTTGTGGCGCGGGTTGTGGGGCTTGTCCTCGAACCCGGCCTGTTTCAGCCGGTTGACGATCAACCGCAACTCGCCGTCGTTCATGTTGCGCAAGGACGCCTTGCCGGTGACGCTGACCTGCAAATCCCGGCGCGCGTCCTCGTCGAGGCCCAACTGGCGGCAAGCCGCGAAGATCAGTTGTTGCAGCGCGCGGTTCATCGGCTCAGACCTTCGCCAGATCGATGGTGATCGGCTCCCACGACGCGTCATGTGCCGCGCGGTGCCAGCAACGCACATAGGTCTTCGAGCCGACGGTGCGCATCGCGTCGCGGATCGCGTCCTGCCCGCGTTTCCAGCGCGCATCGGTGCTGTCGCGGCGCAGGAGCATGAAGATCAGAGCGCGGTTGATCTGACCCTGCTTGTCAGTGTTGAAGGCATCGGTCACAAGGCCTCGCAGCTCGGCGCGCGCCTCTGCGGACCACTCGTTCAGACACTCGTCGAAGAGCTGCTTTGCCGTCTGCAATTCGGGGCCAAAATCAATCCGGTCGGACACGCGCACTTCGACCTTGTAGAGCTGGTCGATGCTCATCAGCGTCTTGTTGCCCTTCTTGCCGCCAATCCTTGCGTCGTATTCTTGCGCAAGGATCGCCTCGAAGGCGCTGATGTCGTCGAAAGTGTGTGCCTTAAAGCGCTTGACCTGTTCGGACAGCGGCAGGCCGTAGCTGACGATCTTGCGCACGGTTTCATCCTCGAGCAGATGCTGCGGCTTGACCGTTTCCAGAGGCTGCCAGCCGCCCCGGCCGTCGCCCATATAGATATTGCCGTCGATCTCGCGGCGTCCGTCCGGGATGTGATGAGGGGTGAATTCAGACATTTTACTCTCCTGTTGAAGGGGGTGTTGAAAGCAGGCGTGGACCCACGCCGTTCATCGCGCAGACGGCGGCCATGGCGGCAATCTCGTCCATCGAGCACAGCGTGGTGCCGCGCGGGCCAAGGAGGTCCACCTTGGCGACACCCGAGGCCGCAAGGCGCAGCATCTCATCGGGGCTCCAGCGGGTCATTTCGGGGGCGTTCATGCGTCGGTCTCCTTGTCGTCGAGAATGGCGTCGATCAGATTGTCGCGGATCACGACCTCGAGAATGCGGACGGCGAGCGCCTTGGTCTGCACGCCCCGCGCGAGGGCATGCGGCTCGAGCGCGCCACGGACTTCGGCGTTGAGCCGGGTCAGCTGTGCGCCTTGACGCCCGCAGGGTTTGCCCAGCCGGACCGGCGGGAACGCGGCCCCATGGCGGCGCAGGTAATGCAGCACGCTGTGGACGCGGGACGTGGTGACACTGAGGCGGCACGCGATCTCGCGGGCGGGCACCGCCTCTGCGGCGAGCGCCGACACGGGCGCATCGAGGCTTTCGTCATGCCGCGTCATCGTCGACCCCCTTGTGGATCGGGCAACGGTTGCAGGCGCGGTACATCGTGACGGTAAGCGAATTCACATTCTCGAACTGCGCCGCCTTGGATCGCCACTTGCGACAGACCTGTTTGCCGATCTCGCCCAAGGCGGGGCAGTTGACCACCGCGCGCATGAAATGCCCGCGCACGACGTCCTCGACGATGCTGGTATCAGCCGGATAGCGGTTGCGCAGGATGTTCGACACAAGGGTCGCGCTGCGCTCCATCTTGACCGCGACCTTGTTCTGGCTGGTCTCGTCACAGGCGCGCGCCAAGGCGGCCACCCAATCGGGCAAATCCTCGCCCCAGAATTCCCGGGCCGTGTCGAGCGCGCTCATGCCGCACCACCTTTCGCTGGGGCAAATTCGCCGGTGTTGGGATCGAGGATGCCAGCAAGGCGCACGGGTTTGGGCGCGCGCGGGCCGGTGTCCTCGATGAGGCGATAGGCGGCCTCGCGGCGACCCGGAATGGCCATCTCGAGAACGCGCAGGTGGCCGGAGGCGAGCAGCTGACGGCAATAAGCCCGCGCCTTCTCGACGGTCACCTCGACACCACCCGCATTGGCATGCGCCGCAAGATCAAGAGGCGTGAAGCTGTTGCGCAGACAGCGCATCGCGCGCCACATATTGCCCTCGGGCGTCGCCTCGCCTGTCACCGGTTGCGGGCCGGGCAGCGGGCGATCAGAGGGCGCATACCAGCGCTTGCCGTTGCGGGCCACGCGGCTGAGACGGATCTTGCCCGAGTCCCGCCAGTGGCGCAGGTAGCGCACGGCGGTCTCGCGGCTGCAGCCGAGGTTGGACACGGCCTGCCAATCGAATTCGTCGAGTTTGCGAACCTCTGCCCAGAGCCGCTCAAAGAGGTCGCTCATGCCCGCACCGCCTTTCCACCCGGGCCAAGCGGGACGACTGTGTCAGCGCTGCGCGTCGCCACCGGGCGGAAATCGTCGACCCGGCGCACGGCCGGGGGCTGGCCGGTGTCAAAAACACGATTGCCCCAAAGCTCCAGATCGGCCAGACGCCGCCCCCGGCCCATAGCCAGCTCCTTGGCGCGCGCAAGATTGATCGCCACGCGGCGGATCGAGCCGCCTGAGGCGTCCACGATGGCCCCGAGCAGATCGGCGGCCACGTCGACGCCCGCCGCATAGATCGGGGCGAGTTTTTCCGCGTCCGAGAGATTGCAGGCGAGGGCGGGCTCCCATGCGAGCTGGCGGTTGTGGATGTTTTCCCAGCGGGTCAGGTCCTGCGGCAGCTTCTCTTCGCCGACCAGGATGACCGGGGCCTGACTGCTCTCATAGATGTCGCGGGCCAGTTCGATCATCCGCTTGCGAAGCAGATATTGGGCATCGTCCACGATCAGCGGGCGGTCGGTGCGTGCAAGCTGCGCGCCGATGGCGTCGACCATGGCGGGCACGCCGCGCACCGGCGTCAGGCCGATCTCGCGCAGGATCGCCTGTGCAAAATAGGTGGGCGTCCAGCAGTCTTTGACCTGGACAACATGCGCCTGATACTCATTGGCTGCGACCGTCACGGCGGTGGTTTTGCCCCAGCCGGAGGGGCCATAGAACGTGGCCATGCCGGGCAGGCCAAAGGCGCGCGTCTGAACACGCTCAACAAGGCCAATCAGCGCCGCGACGTTTCGCAGGGGCGCAATGGAAGGTGTCATTCTGCTCTCCTTTTCTTGTTACTCTTGGGCACCGAAGCGGCGCTCCATGCGCAATTGAGCGCGGTAGTCGGAACTCTGTTGATAGTCGGCCAGCCAATCGGCTTGCGCCTGCGTCAGTGTTTCGCCCTCCGCCTGTGCACGCTCCAAGGCGCGGGCACGCACAAACAGGGCTTTGGGATCATCGTGATCGACCTCAACGGGGCGGGCGCGATGCTCGGCGAGGCGCATCACGCGCGCCTCAAGGGCCGCTTCGCGCTCGGTCTCCTCGACGCTTTGAGCGCGCCGCCGTTTGGGGGCGGCCTTATGCGGCGTGACCAGCTGATGCACCTGCGCTTCCGGCAGGGGGTCGTCAGCTGCCAATCCCGAGGCCGCGCGCACCCGCGCCGCGACTTCCGCCGCCGTCAACTCGCGGGCGGCTTTAGCTTCATCACGCTGCGCACGCATCCACGTCTTGCGCTTTCGGTTGTGATCGCGTGCGGCCTCGACGTCGCGGAATTTGGCGTCCGCGAGACACTTGGCATTGCCGAGATACCGGCCCGCCAGATCATAGACCTCAAGCCCGGCTGTCAGATTGTCGGCGTCGAACCGGGCAACCACCTTCTCGCCTGCGATCCGGTACATCCATTCCGACCAGTATTCCGTGTCGTAAAGCTTCAGCGCCCCATTGCTGGTCTTGGCCCGCACACCCTCGGCGCGCAGGAGCCAGAGGCGCAGCTGCTCGTCGGTCGCGCGCTTGATCGTGGCGCGTGCATAGCCCTCGTTGAACACATCATTGAACGACCGCCCCATGGCCACTTCACTGCGCCGCCCGGGGCGGGCGTTGTGATGGGCGAGTTCCTCTTCGAGAACGAGGCGGAACTCGTCGAGCGGGATGGCGCGGGTGCCATAATCCTCCGGTTTGGCCTCCGGCTTGTTGCCGGTATAGGCCCCGTCAAAGGCGGGGTGCTTGGCCACCCGGTCGCAGAGATCGCGGAACGCCCGTTCGATGGGCTTGGATTGGCCCGAATAGGGCGTGGCCCAGTGGACATGCACACCCAAGAGCGGCAGCAGCCCGGGAATGTCCTCGTCTGTGACCTTGAACCGAAACCGGGTCGGCGTGCCGCCCGTCATCGCCTTGGCGGCGAATTCCCGGCCATTGTCGATCAGCACCGACTGCGGGATACCATAGGTCCGGATCAGATCGCCGGTCACCAGCTGCACCGTGTGGCTATTGGCCGTGGGCGAGAGACGCCATGCCAAGAGTTTGCCGGAATAGACATCCGACCAAACCATCATCTGTGGCCGCACCGGCTTGTCGTAGCCCGGCCACGAGACGAAGACGTCGAACTTGTGATAATCGCCCTGCACGCATTCGAGCGGGACCATGAAAGCCTTGCTGCGGATCTGCGCGGGATAGAGGCGGCGGAGTGCCTCCTCGCCCCTGCGCAGGTAGATTTCGGTGGGGGCCGAAACGCTCGTCTTGAGCCAACGGCGCACCTGATGGAGAGGCGGCACGGTGCTGTTCCGCTTCTCGGAGGTCCAGACGCGCACGGCGCGGTCGTAGCAACTGGTGAGCGACGGCTGCGACAGACGCAGCCAGTCGCTGCGCACAAGCGACAGGAACGCGGGGTCGACGTCATTACGGTGGGCGGAGGAGCGCCGCAGCGCGCGCCCGTCGATCAGGTAAGCCAGCCGGTCGGCCCGCGCCACGCCCTCGACCTGTCCGAGGTAATTCCAGAGGGATTTGTCAGACCGCCCCAATTTGCGCGCCACCTCGCGCACGGCAGCCGAGCGGGTCAGCCCGGCTCCTTCCAGCAATTCGACCTCGGCAATGGCCCCCAGCCGCGCCTCGGCCTCGGCCCGGGCCTTGTCGCCCGCCGCCGCATAGCGCTCCCACGCCGCGTCCTTGCCGGGCTTGGTCGCCGGTGCCGTGACCAGATCAGCGCTAAGCCGCATCCGGGCGCGCAGCGGCAACACGGTCCAGTGATATTCAACGCCGCCACCGGCCCCCTTGCGCCGCCGAACCTTGCCAGCGTGCCGCGCCCAGCCCTCGCGTTGCGCCAACAGGTTGACCTTTCGCTTGGTGCCGGGCAGGTCGGGCAATCCAGCCTCGGCCAGTTCAGCCGCACTCCACCACTCCTGCGCAGGGGACGGGCCGGTCATGCCGCATCCCCTTGGTCAAGTTCCCCGAACAGCGCCGCAACCTCCGCGCCGCGTTCCTCGATGAACGCCCGGCGCTCGCGCTTGCCCGCGCGGTCCCAAGCGTCCAAGAGACGTGCGAGGGTGGCATCCTTGGCATTGGCAGGGGGAGGGGCCTCGCCCCGAGCGGCGCGGTAGGCTTTGCGGGCGGCGGCGACTTTCTTAGCCTCACCAGACACTAGCGACTTGACCACGAACTCGCGTTCGTCGCGTTCTCCAATCTTGCCAATATCAATCAGGTCATAGACGCCCACCTGTTTTGGGGCTTTTCGCAGGCTTTCAATTTCTGGACGTTCGAGCAGTATCCCGGCACGCACATAGTTGCGAATATGCCGTTCGGAGAGGTCGAGCTGCTCTTGCACACTTGCGACAAACGATACGACGGAACTCAGTTCCGCCGTATCCCACCGCTTCGATACGAGGTCCGCTCCGGTCGCCGCCTTAGCCTCTGGATGCAACTTTTCATAGGCGCGCTTGCGCTCTGCCAGAAACATTGCCAGATCGACCGGGATCAGGGGCGCACCCGCAAGATTTGCGTCGATCTCTATCAGCCGAGCCTCGGCGTCGTTGCAGCGAACGAGTCGCACCGGGATTGTCTGTCGACCAATCTCCCGCATTGCAGTCAGGCGGTGCATTCCGTCGAGGAGGTAGTCGCCGCCGGGCTTGCGCCGCACTGTGATGTTTTGCAACAGGCCGCTCTGGTCAATTGACTGTTTGAGCCCTTCGAGTGTCGCCGCGTTCACGTCGCGCAGGCGGTCTTCGACCTTGATCGCCTCTATCGGCAATTCGGTGACTGTGGACAGATGTTCAATCATCAGCCCACCATCTGGGCGTCGAGCCCTGCGCAGTTGGCGCGGCAAGTGCCGCACATGCGGTGCCCCGGTCCCGTTGACCAGAACTCGGTGCCACAGGTGAGGCAGGGACGGTTGCGGGCCTGCTTTGACCTGGCCGCCTCATCCTCCATCCGGTCTAAGGCGCGTAGGGCGATATCGCGGTTGCTGAACGCGCCGGACACCGGCTGCTTGCCGTCGAAAACGGCATAGCCGTGGCCCCATCTTTGAACATGTAGACCCATCCCGCTCACCCTCCGAAACTCGCGACGGCAACGAGCAGGACGAACAGCGCCATAACCCCCACTACATCGCCAATGACAGAAAAAACGCCCCGGCCGGAGCAAGCAGACTGGGCACAGCCGGGGCGCAGGGACCGCGCAGCGCACAGGCCAGCACGCGCGCGGAGACGAAATTTATGGGCAAGGCGGCGGATCATCGGGCACGCTCCCGAACGAACGCTTCCTTGCGGATCGACAGGTGATGATCCTCGGCCAAGCGGCTCAGGCGCATCAGCGGTAGCACGCAGCACGGTTCGTCGATGTAGCGCACCAGCTGCAGAGCCAGCGCCACACGCTGCGCCTGCGGAATGGCCGCGATCTCAGACTGCAACTTGCCTGCATCGGGAATGAGATCGGAAATCCGCATCACATTAAATCCTGTGTTGAAGGGGGTGTTTCAGGGGTGGCGGGCCGGTTCAGAGTCGCGACGGATAGGCCTGCGACGACCACGGACCAGAAGACGAGGGCGAGCAGCAGGGCTATCGCAAAGCCGCTTCCGGGGGGAAGGTTGCCTTCGGGG